TGCCAAAGCCGCGAAGTCTGCGGGGATAGTCACTGGCACCGGAGATCCCTTGATGAGCGGAGATTCAGTTTTGTACACTCCACCGTGGCGCGACAAAGGATTCACTACTCCAACGCGCCAAGTAAACCCCATCGCTTCGAACTCGTCCTCTTCTTCAAGCGGGGCGGAATAATCGGTAAGCACGTAAAGAGAAAGGTTCGTATCAAGGCCGGTAGGCACGGTATTTGATGACTGGATGGAGCTTGATTCGTGCTGCAAGCGAACTCGGCAAGGAGATTGCGCTACGGCTTCACCGCTTCTCGCTGTTCCTCCGAACCCATCGGATACAAGCGGCTTGCGCATCGGGATGATGATGGTCGGTTGTTCGATGATATGAGCTTTTACGCCTTCGCGAAGTTGCCGAAGCGCGGCGCGATCGTATGGTGTCACCGCATCCCCCCGCCTATACACGGCTTGCGCATCCTGAGATACCTCCCGGTAGATGTTCCCGACTCCTCGGAAGCCTCTTCCTCGAACGTACCGGATAATGCTTTGTAGAACTCGTACAGGTCCCGCAAGCTCTGATACTGCGTCGATCCCGCTCCGTCTTGCGTACGTGATACATAAAGCTTTTGGCCAAGCTCGGCCATAATGTCTTTCACAACGCGCGCGCATGACTTCGCTATCCCGTAAAGATCGATAAGAACTCCTATTCGATCATCTGATATGAGCAAGTCCAGCGCTTCCCATGTGGAAAGGTCGGTGTCGTAGATGTAGTAGGTTCCGGTATCGAGTTGCTTATACGCTGTCTGCCTTCCCGGTGAAGTGACCGCAAGGCGCGCCGTAGCATCGGCTACCGACAAAATAGCGATGACCCCTAACGGGTCCTTTATCTTGAGGCGAAGCTCTACGATATCGGTAAACGCCGCCATTTATTCCTCCACCACATGCCCATGGACGATGCACTCTATTTCTCCGAGCGTTGAAAGATTATCGCGCACCCATATTTCTAATTGCTGATCAAAGTCGCCGTCGAGCCGTACTACTACTCCGTAATGCTCTTTTAACTTCATCGAAAACGTCATCCCATATTTACCGGATGGGGCTTTCGACGCGTATTCTATTTCCCCATATAGTTTCATGTCCTGGTTGCTTTTTGCATTAAACAACAAGTTGTATTGAGTAGCGCTTTTTTTGACCCTGCACATTAATCCATTCGAAAGTTCTGCAAGGCTTGCAAACAAAGAATCGTCCATTGCCGCAGAGCTTATGAAGGTCATGTGGAAACCTTCGATATCAAACTTCCTTCCGGGTATTGCGCGTATCCCATATAGCACCGGAGTTGATGACCCGTCTTTATTTAGATATTCATTACCTCTTAATACCGTTGTCCCTGCCGGGAAGGTATAGCTAAGAGGAAGGTCAAGCGTTAGCGTGTTTACAGATACCGTTTTAACTTCGCCGATATAGTACCCAGGAATTGCGAGCATTTGCCCGGCAACGCCATCAACGAAACCGTGTCCGGGCAGTAAAACGACTTGATACGTATTTACAGTTGCCGCTTGTGCAAGCGTCCCGCTTGATTGCTCTGTAATCATGTGGGTTGATACCACGAGGTTGCTTGCATCTTGGATCGATACATCCAATTTACGAAGCTCATTGAAACCGTCTTCCGACACATTTATGGTCGCGGTCCCTGTTACGTCCGCGCACCTTGCATAAAACACGGTTCCAGCCTTATTCGGGGCCAACTGGAGGATTTCTGATTCATGCAATCTTTTTGAATGCTCTAAATCCAATTCCTCGTTCTGCTTGTATTCCAAAGAGTTTATTCGGATGTCCATCGTTCCGCTTGCGTTTACTCTCTGTTCGTTCATCCAGCAAGATATTTTTATCCCCGGTCTTGATATGGCTGTCCATTCGAGTCCGTTTATGTCGTACTTTTTAACAGCCATGCTTCCCTCCGCTCTTTCAGTGGCCCGTGTGAGCCATTCAAAGAGCGGCCCCCGTTAAGGGACCGCCGCACTACCGATTAGGTCGGGAGCGTTACTTCTATGATCGCACCGTACCCGGCCGCGCCTCCCACGGGAGTAGACGCCGAGGATCCGAGAAGGTCGCCGAGGTCTTCGCCCTGGACGCAGTACGCCGACCGCTCTTCCGTGGAGAAGTCGAGAACCGACCCCATCCCAGTTTCGAACGTGATCCCGCGCTTCGTAGCAACCAACGCATATCCCGGAACGTAGAGATATGCCTTCCCGGCCGTTACTCCGGGGAACGACGCGGTTTTCAGGCCAATCGTAAACCCGTCGTTGATACCGCGATCGTATTCCACGATCATTTCAACGGGGAGCGCGGGGCGGTTGTTTACCCGAGCGCTGGACCCGTTGCCGTTGAGTTGACCGCGTATCACGTTCTCGATGCTCCACGTATTCTGGCTGTTGCACAGGATACGGAGTGAGGGAACGGCGATGGGCCGATCGTTCAGCGGGTCGAGAAGCGTTCGCACGAGTTTATTCGCGGCGAGCCACGTCTCGTACATCTTCTCGTCGTAGGTGAGCCCGGAAGTTCCGATGGCCGCCTGTTTCTGGGACGCGACGAAGGTAGCCCCGACGATCCCGCCGACCGTCACAGAGTTGCGATAGTCGGTATAGGCATCGGTAAAGGCTTCCAAAACCTTGTCGATGGAGAAGAACAGGTTCCAAAGCTGATTCGCAAGGGAATCCTTCCATCCCAATCCCATGATGTAAAGGTCCACCGTGGTAACGTCTCCGGTGTCCTGTTGGATCATGTTCGGCTTGTCGTTCTCGCCGGACATTCGGCCCATGATACCGCGCCACTTTCGAAGGTTCCGCTTATAGACCGGCGTCGGGAAGTTTGGATTGATCGTTTCCCGAGCGATGAGAGTCGTCAGGTCGGGAGCTTCACGCGCCCGGCGGTCGACATCCATGAAGAACCGACCGAAGAACGCCGTTATGTCGGCGGGCAACGGAGCGGACGCGGCATTCTTGAGAATGGAATCAAGTTCGGCGCGCGAATGGTTTTTGATGACGATACGGCGAAGGCGTTCAAGGTCCGCGATGTCTTCCGCGTTTTTGAACGCGGCCGTGCTCCCGAACTCCCAAGCCGTGCTACCGGACGTGTCCATGAGGTTCGATTGAGCCGAACCGCAATAGGCAACGATTTCCCTCGGATTCGCCGCGTTCGCTTTGCGCTCTTCGATGAGCGTCGCGTTAGTAAGTACTTTCAAAGGCATGTTTCAATCCTCCTTACGCCGTCATGACCATGCGCTTGTACTCGATCCAAGCGCCGTAGATATACACGGCGTCGCCATCGTTGGTTCCACCGAGCAAGAGAACGACCGACAACGTTCCGGGGGCCGGGAGAACTCCGTCCGCTCCGCAAGTGAAGATCAGTTCGGACGCCGCCTGCGTGATGGTCTGCGCCGCCGTATCCTGAATATCGGCGTTCGCCGTATCTCCGACCGCGCACGGGAACACTTCGCAGTCGAGCGTAAGCACGTCCAGGTCGGCCGCTTTACCGGCGAGCACATGGACCGTGATATCGGCGCTGTCGTCCAAGTCCTGCGGGACCGGCATGGTGAACTGAAGAGCCTCTCCCGCCGTGCAGTTTACCGGAATATTGATCACGACTTCTTTGTCGGCCAACTGCGCGAACCCCGCGACGGTGGTCGCCTGTTTTGTCAGGGCCGTACCGTCTTCCTGGCTGATGGAGTTGAGCGGAACGAGTATGCATTCCTGCGCCGTGGTCGCGTCTACTTCCAACGCATCGACCGCCGCCGCGAGAGTCGCAACGCCGTCGACTACCTGGACCGGAACGCACCCGATAACGTCCAAGATACCGCTAGCGATAGCCGCCTTCGTGAAACCGATTTTCCAGAACCCGACGGTCGCCGTGTTGCTGAACTTTTTGTCGGTCATGTCGAAGTACACCGGCAAGTCAGCGGCAGCGAACGTAGCTTGTCCCGTGCGGAAAGAGTTGGCTTCGAACTCGCATCCGGCGAGGTCTGCGAATCCGCCTTCCGCAAGGCTCGAGATCGCTTCGAGCGCACGAAGCGCCCTACCGCGCATGACCGTGAACTCGTTCGCGACGAGCGCTACACCGGTCGTGTTTACGAGCCGGAACGAAGTCGCCGGTTCTTTGTGATTGCTGTTGATCGTAGCACCCATGGCTTACGCCTCCTTCTTTTGCAGTCTGATACCGGGGACGCCTTCCGACGCGCTGTTTTCGGTCGCCTCGAAAATGCCACCCTTCTCCAAACGGTTAAGGGTAGAATTGCTGTCCGCCCTAGCCGCGTTCAGAACTTTCATGACCCGATCTTTTTTAAGCGCCGCGACTCCGTTCTTGAGCGCTTCCCCGGTGAGCCCCTCGCAAGCACTGGCCGCGTAGGTATGGGCATCGTTTTCGATGTCTTCGCCTTTCGCGTTCTTAATCTTGGGCGGACCCGCGATATCGGAGACGGCCTTCTCAACGGCGAAAGCAGCACTCGCTGCGTTCTCGGTGAGTATGGCGTCCAGCTTTTCGAGGGGCTTCTCTCCGAGCTTCGCGTTAAGCGTTTTGATGGTTTCGGCATTCGCTTCATCCTGTTCGTTTCGGAGCCTATCCCCGAAGCCGAGGGCCTTCGCTATGTCGCCGATTTTTTCCCGTCCGTTGGCAATGAGATTGCCGAGAAGGGTAATGGCCTCTTCTTTGCTGTCCACGGATTTACCTCCGTTCTTGGATTTGTCGATCATGGAAACCAATTCGGCGAGCGCGGGGCGTTCCTGTTCGTTAGCGCGGGAGAGCATAACCCTCAGCGCGGAACGATAGACGCGTCCGTTCTGGACGGGGCTTCCTTCGATCCTTGTTTCTTTATCGAAATGCCCTGATTCAATGAGCGCTTTCGCGGCATCGATCTCAAAAGGCATTGAAAGCGAGTTTACGACCTGAGCCATAGCCCCGGCACCGTATTCCATGGCGTCGTTTCGTTCGTATCCGAGCGATGCGGTAAAATGCTGTATCGGTACCTTATTCCCTGCCCCGTCGTCTTCGATCTTTACGTTAAACTCGGGCCGAGTAACGAGGGAGAAATGGACCATGTTCGCCTGAGCGTCACGCCGGAAAGCGGCGTTCTCGGTCGGGGCTCAAATCGGAGGTATGTATACTTTCAGATACGCCGTCCCTGTCTTCCCGTTATCGGCTGAATCCACACGCCCGCCAACGGTGTAAAAGTCGGAAGCTGGCCGGGATACCCATTCATGCCCGCGCTTCGATCCTGGTATGGGCCGATTCTTGGTTACGTTGATGAACGACTTGAAGAAAGACCCGTCGTATACCCCTCCTGATCCTTTTGCCGGGAAGTCGATTGCCTCGACCTTATAGAACGGGGCCGAGTCTCCGTTGGTCAACGCTGAAAGCGCCGAGTCCGGTACAAGTGTAGGAATATCTCCCGCTTCCGGTATCGACGCCTTCGACTGTGCGTAGTTCAGGAAGACGACACCTTCCGGCGCGCTCGCGTTCTTGTATCTCCTTCCCATGACCACCTCCGTATCTATTTTCATACTATACTTCATACAAGGAGCTTTCGCAAGTATTGTCAATACCTACGAACCTGACTTGTACTTTTCCGAGTACCACTTATCGAGATAATCGACACTATCCCCGCGCGCAAAACGTCTTAGATCGGAAACGAATGTAGCGCGATCGCGTAGCCTTGGAACGAGCGAACAAGCGCAGTTATGCGATGCGAACCCATTCGCAATATATGAGTTCTTTTTTTCTACTGTTAGGTTATATACAATCCCATTGAATTGTTCGCACGATACATGTACAATAGGGTCATGAGTAGACGAATTGATCTTGACGTTATGGAACTCACGCGACTCTTCTCCGAAGAGAATCTCCCTGTATACCGAATAGCGAAGATTCTCGGAGTGTCTAGACCCGTCGTCAATCGCAATCTCATACGTCTTGGATTCTCTATTCCTGGGGTCTCCGATGGAATGATTAGAGGTTATAAGGCCGGAAGGGATCTGAGCGTATCCGCCGCACACGATGCCGTTAGAGGAAAGGTTCAATCTGATGAACACCGAAGTAGAATCGCTAAATCTTACGAAGGCTCGTTCATGTCTTCCTATGAACGAATTATGTATAACCTTCTCGAATCCAATTGGGAACGGCCCATTCCAAACCTCGCTGTTGGAAGATACAACATTGATTTGGCTTTCGAGGATGTAAAGCTCGCCATTGAAGTCGATGGCGGTGGATGGCATTCCAGCGGGATCAAGAAGATACAAGATTCTAAAAAAACCGTATTCCTTACTTCTCTTGGATGGACTGTTATTAGATTCGCTTTCGATAAGAGGGAATCCGATAAATCCAGTAAATATACCGCTCAGATTATCGCCATTCTTAAACAACTTCGCGCTTCTCCATCCTTGTGATGTAAGAAGTTGATGCTCTGGAGTTGCTTTTATTTCCCCTCTTTTAGTCTTAATTGTAATAATTTCACCTGAATATATACTACTCCATCTAGCCGAAACACTATTCAAACTACCGTCATGGCTTATTACGACATCCCCAGGAATAATTTTTTCTATCGGGACATCTCCCCTAATCGTAGCTATAAGCGTCCCATCCGGGTGGCAATGCGGATGAGGGTACGTAGGAATCGCATCTTTCATATACGGGCTTCCGGCCGCAAGGCTTTCACACTCACAAGGCCATGACTCGCGCGCCGCTGATAATCTCCAATCGTACTCACCGGTGCACCCTGGATTCATATCCCCGGCCTGAGCGGAGGCGTCTTGAAGAGAGGCGTAAAGCTCTGACCGAACAAGCCGAGCAGCTCGCCAATCTATGTTCCTCGGAATGCGCTTCGCTAGGTCTCCGCTTATCGCGCTTCCCCATCGCTTAACAAGAGCTATCTTCCCGTCGGCCGTATATACTTGGATGTCACGCGCGATTTTTACCGGATCTCTACCTTGAGATATCCCGGCAGAAACTATGGTCTTGATGCGCTCTAGCCAGTCGTCTTTCAGGTTCCATACGCGATCGCTGTACGTGTACCCGTCTTTCCATACCCGCGTGATTAGGCTTTCTAGCAAATTACGGTTTATGGACGACGCCATCCGTCCAACGGTGAACTCGGTTATGAGATACCCGGCCCCCGCATCCGAAACAGCGTCGAGTAAATATTCCGAGTTTATCTTGACGAGTAATGGAGTAGCGCGACTTATCACGTCTCTCCCGATAGGATCGATTCCCGATGCTATCGAATCTGCCGCTTGTATAAGCTGCGCCGACATCATCGCCCATCGCTCGGAAGTAAGTTCGGATAGTCCACGCTCCAATGTTCGACGTGCTACCTCTGCCGCCTGGTCCGCTGCCTTTCGGTATACTGCTGCGATCTTGGAACGCGATGAAAGGCTAAGCGCTGCCGCATCACGCCGAGCCTGCGCGTACAGACTCGCATACTCGGTTCTTGTCACTTATCGGAATCCTCTCCATCTTTCGGACTCGTATCATCCTTCGCCCCTAGAAAGTCCTGCGCCCCCGTGTAGTCCATACCAAGTGCTGTCTTGTGCACTACCATTTCTGACATGCCAGCGATGAACTCTTTGAACTCTCCCGGTTCAGCCTCGGGATATCGAAGCGTCCAGAGTTTCCAAAGCATTTTAGGAGTGATAGCCGCCGATCCGATAAGCGCCGCGACTGCTTGCGCGAACTGCAAAAATATTTGGCTTTTAACGGCCGCGCTTAATGCGTCGAGCTTGTCCCACGCCATAACGAAGGGCTTGTATTGCACCCCGCGCGCTATCGACATAAGGCGAAGCGAAGCCGCGTATATCTCGTAATACGGAGTTGTAAGGTCTCGCATCTTTGCGGATATGATGGTCATAAGCCGCTGCCAATCTTGCGCTACCGTATTTGTATTCCCAGTTGCAAGCTCTCCCCAGCACATTTGAGGTAATCCGGTTGACTGTACCCAAAGCAAGAAAAGATAGTTGATAGCCTTCTCATATCCGACTACCGCATCGGCCGGAAGGCTCTTGTAATCCGTAGTCTCTTTCCCTTCAATGTTTAGCACAAGATCGCATCCGGCTACATCGTATGCCTCAAGCGCCGAGGGATCTCCACCAGCGTCTATGTTATTCTTGATCCATTCTCCGAGGTCCGTTATCCCCTGTACCTGTTTCGGCTTGAATGTTGAAAGTATTTCTACTTGCATCTTGAGAACGTCATGATAGCTTTTCGCCACACGGATACCGCGCGCGAATAGCGACCATCCTCGAATCTCTCCCGGCTTTCGTTGATGAGGGAACGGAATCGGGAGTATTCCGGCTATGTTACGCGCTATGTAGTTCTTCTCACCTTCCGGTATGGGTCCAATCCACTCGACATTTATCGTGCTTCGGTCGAATGTTCGTTTTCGCTCATAGAAGGCATTTTGATTCTCTTTTATGACTTTCTCAATAAGTTCATGGGTGATGAGCTTTTCGAGTACCCCAGTAGATGCGTTGATAAACAGATCGACCGTAGTTTCATCGGGAATGTCTTCCCAAACAAGGCTATCGGTTTTCGAATCATACCCCGGCATGGCCCACGGCGTACCTATCACGAAATGCGTTGTGTTTATGTCCTTGATTCGATCGCGCATTATCTCGGTTATTTCGTTCAACGCGTCTTGCGTCACTTTGTCTTCTTTGCATGTTGGCGTCGGGACACCGATCATGTTCACCAGCGTATCAACCGGTATGCCAACAAGCGGGGACGCATACTGCAATCCCGAATAATCGCCGTGGTAAAGGCCCCATAGCATTTTAGAGTTGGCTACCACGTCACCGGTCATGTTGCGCGCGGCCGGTCTAGCCGTTCGCCCTTTCGTCGGCGTCTCTTTTTCTTTCCCGAATACCCAAGAGAAAAACCCGCCGTCTCTATAGCTCATCCTCGCCTCCGTCGCGCTGCAAGCGCCATTCCTGCGCGTGGATCAGCTTGCGCGGACCATAATTCATTTTGATACCCTGCCGATAAGTTGTCAATCTGGTCGTCATGGCTATGTCCTGACCCGTCAAAACTAAGTAATTCGTCTATCCATGAGTCGTTCCATTCTCCTTTTTGGACATGCACGTGATGGTGGGCCGCGAATATTGGTTCAAGCGGAGTCGCGCGCGCCGCTTTATCACCCTTCTCAAGGATTGACTTCCATGAGATATGCGGCATTGCTTTCTGTAAGTACTCGAAGGCGTCCTTTGCGTCGAGTGAGTGCCCTAACGCTTGCCGAACGTACGTACCATCGGAGTTCGCTATACCCTCAATTACTTTATCACGCTTTGCCGCGCCTTCCCTGGTACGTACTACGTTTTTCACCCACAGGTGCGGGACTGGATCATCTTTTATGTTCTCTAAAGCAAGCAAGGTACCGCTTGTCCAATCAGGGTTATCCCCCGCGCGCTCTTTTGCAGTATGAGCAAGGTCCCATATTCGTATCCATTTTCGATCGTTATCAACCGGAATATGACCGAGCCAATCGATACCGGATATGTCGAACCTTCCTCCCGAACGAATATGAGGATTACAGTCGAGAAGAGCTGCCGCTGAATATGGTCCAAGAGTTGAGTATTGGCTTAGATACCATCGTTTCCCTAGCCGCTCTTCGAAAAGGAACTCGTGCGGGTACTTTCCTTTGCCGACATAATCCGAAGCTCTTGCCGGAAAGGTTAGAATGTTGAAACGCGGAAAGTCCGGGTCATCTTCCATCGCCTTTTTAATGCGGCCGCTTATATCATCGACGTGCCATTGAGTCGCGAGTACGATCGTTATCGCTACGGGAGCGGCACGGGTAAGAAAGTCGTTTGTGAATGCTTCCCATGTGTTGTTCCGGTATACAAGGCTTTCGGCCTGAGCACGGCCCGCGCAGTAGTCATCAAGGATTCCAAGATGATACCCGTTACCGGTCAATCCAGATTGAAGCCCTGCGGCATATAGTCTCCCACCCGTAGCATCGCCTTTCTCATCAACGAGTACCCAGTCGTTTTTCCTATTGGTCTCGCGTGATAGGTGAACGTTGGGATAGATAGATCGGTATGCGTCTGATTTTACTATATTGCGCCCGAAGGTTGAGAACGACGATGCAAGGTTAGCTTGATAGGATACTTGCATTACTTCGTCGGTTTTGAACTCCCCGAGGAAGTGCGGTCCAAGGTATCGAGACACAAGATCGGTCTTCCCTACCCGGTGATGGACGTTTATCAACAGGAAGCTAGATTCACCCTTGCGGAACTTGGCGAATGCTTCGTCGATCGCCTCGCATATCTTCTTAGTATGGAATCCCACAAAGAACGGGGTTTTCTTCATCCAGGTAGATTTCATGAATCCAAGGTGCGTACCGTCGAACTTGATATCCGCGTTTGCCGCGCGCTTGATCCGTATGAACCGCTCTAGGTCCTCATCGGACATATTACGCGGA